GAGCGGAATGCGCCTGAGCCACACTAGTCAAGAAGTTGGTGTGGTCTTCGTTAAACAACACTGACATGGCGGCCACCAAGTCTTTGTCGCCCTTTCGTGATGACATTACGTCTTGAAATGACGCATACCCCGCCAAAGCCCCAAAAGCGTTGGCAATGGGAAATCTTGCGATTCCACTCAATCCCGTGCGTAAAGCGCTCTGGCCCCCACCTTTAATGGCGTCGGCCATACGGTTTGTCAATTGGTGGTAAGCCGTATTTACCTTAGCATAATCAGAACCCACCTTGGCTAACGCGCTCTTTTGCCAAAACTGCGGGTTGTTCAAGTACCTGTGGGCGTTGGCTCCCTGCAACGCACTGTTCATGGCGTTGGCTGAACTGACGCCAATCATAGAATCTACAAAAAGATTTCTGGCCCCGTCGGACAACGGGTTACTGTTCATGCCCAGAGGAGTGAACAAAAGCCGACCAGACGCGCCTTCGTACACAGGCTTCGTGCCGATCCCTTCGGGGTTGTGCATCGGGAAGTAGCTAGGGTGTTGCACGTTTCCCGTCATGGAACTGTGTAGATCGGGCTTACCCGTACCTTGAACATCCTCACCAAAGTATATACTTTTCAAGGTGCCTTGAAGCGTACCTTGATTGTGACCGTGTATGCGAGCGTACTTGCCCGCCTCTCTGAACATTCGTTTGTTCTCAGGGGTAAGCTTTATACCTCGGCTCTCAAGCTGAAGTATTTGATTCTCTATGTAGTTGTGGTACTGGTCGGACACAACTTAAAGGCTCATGTTGTCGTCTTCGTAGGGTGACGGTTGAGCGGGAATGATCGTCATATTGTTGTCGGTTCTCACGCCACTGGGGAGTACGGGTGGTTGCGGTTGCGCCACAGGTATGACGGGGCTTGGGCTAGGCTGGGGTGGAACGGCCCCTGAAGGCGGGGGCGTGGGTACGGCCGTCGGGACAACCGTGGACTGGGGCGTGGTCTGTGTCTGCGGGCCTGTCAAGTTGGGGTTGAACACGTCTCTGGCAGTGCCTACGACACTGGGAGGCAGAGCCTGACGGTTGCCCGTACCGTAATACATACGTTGTTGGGTAGTGCTACGGTTGTACTTGGGCATGAAGATGTTAGCCTGAACCTTGTAACGCGCGTCGCCTTCGCCTTTTTTGTTTCGGCCCAAACTACTCAAGTAATCGGGCTTCATACCTACCTCGGTGTTGTTGCTGAAATAATCCTTATGTACGAAGAAACCCCTGCGCTTGGTCACATCCCCTGACAGGAGTGAGGTGGCGGGGTCCAAACTACGAATCGGAGAAACCTCCAAAAAGTGGTGGTCGGGACTGGGGCGCCTCGCCTCGACCATTTGAGTGCTGAATGGCGAAGTTGGGCCGATGGGAAACTCCATGACCTCAAACTCTCTGGGTTTTTCACTGCGGGCTTCTACCCGTTCTCTTTCGTCAGAAGGTGAAAAGAAGTTGCCACGAGTCAATGCAGACGGAGACAGATTTCCAGTACTCATAGGTCTACGCTACACGCAACACGCACGGGATCAAACGATTGTATTTACCTTACGGGGGTTGCGCGACCACCCGTCAGGGCATAAGTAGGTCGGGTTGTTTTTCAATCTGCGGGGGTTCACGACGCTACGTCGAGGCATCTTCATGCGGGAAGCTGAGTCTATATTAAAGACGGTAATGGCCGAAGCGAGTACGTGGTCGTCGTGGAAACCCTGCGCGGCCTCAGGTTTGCCCTTCTTGTTTATGACGAAAGTCTTCAACTCCTTGATGACATCCTCGCTAGGTATGTCCAAGTTCTCGTCGAGTATCTCTTTGGCTAGGTGATCGATAACCGTTTTACGAGTGTTCCTGTCCGTGTTCCACCCGTAGAACTTTTCCATCTGATGGGACACGTCGCTGACACGTCGTCTCTGATACACGGGTACGCCATAATCCAACAAGTATTTGACCACGGCCAAACCACTGTTGTTGACTTCGGGAACTACCATGCACTTGCCATAGTACACGGACATGGCGGCTACCTCCTCGGCCAGATACGCAACGTCTATGCGACTGTGGTGCAAGGCCACCAACATATGCTTGTGCCACACGTCGGAAGAGTCAAAGTACCCCGCCCGCCACACCTGTACGGAATGGTAGTCGGGATCAGCGCTTATCCCGTTAACCTGCTGATCCTCACCCGTGCAAGTGTCCACCCCTATGAGGTAGGACATACCAAACTGAGGCTCCTGCCATATCGTGGTGTTTCCTCTGGGATCGGGCAAATACTGAGCCGTGGTCTGCTCCTCGTTGGAAAACGCTACTGAACACTTACGCCCGTCGCTTACCGCTAATGACGCCAACGCAGTGGTGTTGAACCGTGGGCGTGAAGACTTCAGGAAACACTCCAAAGGGTCAGACGGATACTCTTGCCTGAACTTGTCGGCGTCACCATCGCATTTGTCCCGAAGCGTTCTACGCCTCCAACGCATCTGCTCAGGCGTACAACCATACTTGTCCACCTCCGAACGCTCGTCTTCGTCCATGCTTGCGACAAACTCGTTACGCTCTTCGTCTGACGCGAAAGGGATTACGGAGTCAGCGAACTCGTACCAAGCGGCAAAAATAAATTTCCAGTCGTTCTTCTCCTCCATTGCGGAAATACAGGTGTTGTAGAACCAACCGCTAGGCCCGTTGGGCGTGGAGTCGCAAATACACAGGCTGACCTCGCTCTCGTCGTACAGGCTTTGGAGGTAGCCTAGAGCGGGGTCCGTGTGACCTGAGTTTACCCAAAAGGCCGTCTCAGTCATATTCCCCACTTGCACAGTACCAGAGCGCCCTGCGTTCTTGGACCCCGCAGTTTCCTTGCCATATCGGGAATCATTACGCAAATGTATGACGTCAGCTAGGTTTCTTTCCGTATCTATGCAACCTTGGCCCTTGCCATACCACGGAAAAGCGTCACTTTCGGCAAACCTACGGTAAATTTCGTAAACTTTGTCGCTTGTGCCTTGAATATCGCCCATTAGAGAGCCTGACAGGCCTCCATACTTGCAAAAATGGTGATACACCAGTGCCTGAGAGCAGGTAGACGCCCCTTTTTGACGGGGTTTGAGTACAATCATCTTGCACGGAGCCTGTTTTGCCTGACATTCACGGTAATAAGCGAACATTCGCTTCTGTAGCGTGTTAGGAACAGGTTGTATCAGCCTGCCTGTCTTGTCTTTTATGACACCGTAGGAGCTAAACCACACCTCTGCGTCAAGCTTGACGAGGTCAGCGGGGTTTACGCTCATTTTTTGGCGTTAATTAAATTTCTTATCTGCAAGATCAGGTAAACGATGGTCAAAAGTGCCGCTAGGAAACTGAGCCAAGGGTTTATGGTCTGCAAGATAACAGAAGTGGTCGCACCACTAGCACCGATCACGGTCGGCATCAGTACATCATTCATCTGGAGTCACGTATGGTTTCATTAAATTTTGGTTTTAGGGAACCCTTATTACTAAAGTCAAAACTTACCAGAACATACCTCGTTGTCTAGCGATTGCATTTAGGGTTCCCTTAGGGTTCCCCTCGATGGATGGGAGAGGGAACCTTCTTTTTTCACGTGTATGCATCGATGCAGGGGTCGATTTCGATGGCGGTACGGGTGGGCATCGATCTCTGGTGTCAGTGTCAGGACTATAGTGTCACGAGCGGGTCATCCTTGGTCCCTGACAGGGCCGTGGACCGCTTGGCTCTGGGCTTTCTGGCTCTGGTGTCAGCTAATTCCTGATTAGCGGACCGCTGAGGCCTTTAGGTGTCTAGTGTCAGGAGAGCAGGAGCGGTGCAGGCCAGAGCGGTGTCAGCCGTAGGGAATTGCCAGAAGGATTTGTCTGGCCGTGGACCATGCCGTGAAGCCTTCTGGGCATGGAGTGATCTGGTCAGGTGTCAGGGTCAGGTCAGGTGTCGATATCAGGTCAGGTCCACGGGTCATCTGGTCAGGTGTCAGGGTCAGGTCAGGCAAAAAACTTTCGGCCTGAGTACCGCATAAACACTGGGCTTTTGAATTTACCCACTGTACAAATTCGCCATGCCCCTAATAGTCGAGGGCAACCTCATCGTTGGATGGGGCCGACGGGATCAACCCCGTGTTTCTTTGACAGTCTTTTATGATGCGAACGACGAACCGCTTTAACTGGTAAACGGGAGGCAGGCCATCAGGCTCTGGCTGAGGTCAGGGTCAGGCCTGCTTCCCTTCACTTTTTTGTGCTTGTCATGTATAGCACTCCGCTATAGCCTGACAGGCTTTTTTGAACCAGAAAACCAGTAAAACATAAGGAGATCAGAACATGAATGAAAACATCAACCCACAAACGCTCCAGTGGACCGCTGACGTTGGGCCTTTCCAAACGGGCCAACAAGTGCGAGTCTCTGGGCCTGCCAGAGCCATACTGCGGAAGTTCTTCAACGGGGCCAAGAAAGACCCTGCCTTGAAGGCCAAGTGCGTCCACATCCAGTCGAACGGGGAGCCGATCCCCAGTCACAAGCTCTCGACCGACGAGCTGATCAGGGATAGCATCAACGTCGGTGTCGACGTGGAGGCAGTCGTTGTAGCCAATCCCCCCAAGAAACGTGGCCATTCCAAGGGCAGATTCGGACGGGGTCAGGGCAACTCTGGCCAGATCAATTCAGGTCAGCAACCTGCACCGTCCAGTCCTGCACCCAGTGCTGACACCGACGAGGAGGAAGCGCCCAGTCTGGGTGACCTGCTCTCTCC